ATCCAAGGTAGATCACTGAATCTCGATCTTGAACTCCTGCGACTCGGGTGGCTTGAACTTCGGAACGTTGATTGTCAGCAACCCGTGTGCCATCTTGGCGGTTGCCTTCTTGACGTCGAAGTCGCTGTGAACGGTGTACCTCTGCGTGTACACCTTCTCGTCCTTCGCGATCTTGACCACCAACCGACCGTCAACCACGGTGAGACCGACGTCCTTGTTCGGAGTGCCGGGCAACGCAACCTTTACCTCGAGCCCACCGTCAACGAAGTTGGTTTCGTACGATCTGTACTGTTGGTCGTCGATGGGTACCACGCTGTCGACTTGAGAAGGTTTCAAACCGAACGATTCGTAGACATCGGCGAGAAGTTCATCGAACATCTTTTTCATGAACGTATCATACACAACCAGCATGCGTTTTGCATCCTTTCCTTTTCGGGAACCACGTCCCAGAAAGGATGATAAACACCGTTTGGGCCTTGGGAAGGCCCCATTGTTCACTTTTTACGACGATCGGGTGATCGTCAACTCGATCACGTCGAACTCGGCTTGCGTCTCAACCGGTTGGCTATTGGTGTATGACAGCGTCGCTCCCACGATTTGCGTGAGACGCAGCTTCATCACCCAAATCTCAACAGGTTCACCAACAGCGTTGAGGAAGGTGAGCGTACCCGTCACTTTGTCATTCTGCTGCATCTGCCGCAGCAAACAATCATAGACCGAAACGTCGACCGTCTCGTGCCAGCTGACGATCAACGGTGACCTTTCAATACGAAATGTATCATCGATGAGCTCAATGCTCACCATGCTTGGTAATTGAACGTGCTTGGCCAGGAACTTGGGAACATCCAGAGAATCAATGACGAACACCCACCTGTTCGATGTTTGAAGATCGAAGGGATGCACCTCAAGTTTATCGGCAATGAACGCAGAAGTCCGTTGACACAACCTTTGTTTCAAGGATGAGAAGAAATCGTTTAGAAATTTCAGCATGACATCACTCAATACCCGTTCTCGATGCGAATGACATTTTTGCCACCTTTTGCCAGGTAGGCCTCGACGAACTCTTGTTGGCTGATTCCTGATGCGATCAGCAGCTCAAACAGCAAGTGTTGGGCATCGATCAGCTCCTCCTTGAACGCATCACGATCAACGTCCGGAATCAACGTAACGCGGTGCGACTTCGCATTCTTCAGGTGCTGCATCGCCTCGTATAGCTCGTCCATCACGTGGTGAGCGATGTCCTTCAGGAACTTCTGTCCTGCCTTCGAGGTCAAGTCCGTTGGAAACTCCGGAAAGCCTCGCTTCTCATGCAGCAGGTTCATGAAGTCGACCTGCTGGGTCCACATCACTGTCAAGGTGTCAGCGTTACCAGGGTTCACCATGTCCAACTCAATCTCCTTCGGTGATGATGAACTTGTTGCCCGTCTGCGCGGCTTGCATCTCACGAGCCTGCTGCAGCATCTTCTCGTGCATCTCCCTGATCTGCTTTTGGTAGGCATCAGACAGCACCAGCACGTGCGGATCCGATGCATCAGGAACGACGCGTACCTGGCGGAGTAGGTCAGCACAATCGACCCCTGTCAGCATTGCTTCCTGAACGATCTGAACGACGCGGTGCCAAACTCCATCTGCGAATTTCATCTCTGACATGTTTCCTCTCAGTAACGTGGACTCTTAAGTGAACCCGATTATTGCATCCTACATTACGACGTGTTCTCGTATCGAGGTTTGCATATCTTTGCCATCGATTGCATCGCCCAAGGACGTCCAACCTGGCAACGATCGACGCGCAAAGAGCTCGAGCTTGTTTGCGGTCGGAAACATGCATTCCAACCGTTGCTGCAACGTGTCGGGCTTGCAGCTGTGCTTGATGTTGAGGTCGAACGCCACGCTACGTTGGCTGTGATCCTGCAGCAACGGGTAGACGCTCTTGCCCGAAGTACAGATCAGAGCGATCTCATGTGATTGCCGAAAGAGGCGACCCATACCTACGCGTGTCGATTTGTTCCAATCGCTCTCCTTGGCGTAATCCTTCTTCAATTTCACCCACACGAACGTCTGCTTGAAATTGAAGTCCCAGGCACGAACGACCTGCAACCCGCTTTCCAAGAGCACGCTGGGAACCCACAGCGCTAAGATACACCCTTGTGGATCGGCTAGTTGCTTCACGGGGAACGCCATGACCTGCGCAGGCGTCATGGTCTTGTATTGCGATGAAGCAGAGCGCTTCACGGCCCGTTTCATCTTCTTGAGACCGTCGTTGAAGTCCCATGGAGGATCCACAACGATGCACTGGTAGATCATACGATACCTCGAACGATCAACTCGGCCATGATATCATCATGAACATCCTGTTTTGGCTGATCATTGCTGATCAATGCATGGTCGCTCGGGTGTTCAAGCGCCCATACCTTGTAACCTTCCCGAACTCGTGATTGCAGATCAGAGTCCTTCTCGTATGAATCATCAACGGTGCTCGATCGTTTGAACGAACGTTCGCACATCACGATCGTCAGGTCGGGTTTGCTCAACAGACCGTTGAGCCAACGGTTGAAGCCCTTATGAACGCTAGTTGCATCACCGTACACAATTGACGAAAGCTTCCAACGATCCAACACGACAAAGTTGTACTGCTTCATCAAGCGTGGCAGCTTGAAGAGCTGAAACAGCAACTTGTTCAGGAACTGAACGAACTGGAATAGGTTAGGAAAGGTGGTTGCTGCATAGTTACGCAACATCCAGTAGATCAGGTCCGACGTTCTTCCCGGGATGGGAACCTTGATGGAAATTGCGCACCACTTCTCTTCGTGCAGAGCCTCGAGCAACAACTTCGTGTGGGTTGATTTACCGACCTTGTCAGGTCCCTCTAGGACAATGAGCTTGGCCATTTGACCAAATTACAATAGGTCACTTCGCAGTTCAAGCGCACGTCGAAAGTTGTCCTCATTTGGAATGAGCTTACGGTAGCTTACCCAACCTCGTAGGTTACCACTAAATTCCTCCATGGAGGAAGGCGTAGCGATGTGTTCGAAAGGCGACATGTGACCGTTCTGCATCAACCTCTCAGCGAGCGCAACATCAGCAGCGGGATCCCTCTTTCCGTCATGTGTCAGGTACGACACGCGAGCGCAACGACCTACGCAAACCTTACGTGCCGTCTCCACGTTGAACGACGTGCTATCACCGAAGAAATCAGCCGCAGTATCACCATAGATCACCGTCTCATCTGGTTGTAGCAACGGTAGGTGCCACTCACCGAACTTGAGAGGCGACGGTGTCGCTGATTCGTAGACATCCTTCATCATGTCAGCGACCTTCCTGATCTCAGGTTGCGCCTGCGAGTTACACCTGAGACCAAAGAAGTTCTCCCACTCCGTGGCGGTGACAATGACAGTGGTCCACAACCATGGTTCGAGCAGACGATTCGAGATCTGCTTGTGCAGACCGATGCTGTTCAACCTGCACACGCTCGTCACAGCCTGATCGCGTGCTTTGAGCCATTCCTCCCTTGCCCAACCCTGTTCCATCTCGTTCAGTTCGCCATCAGCTTGCATTCCCTTCTGGTTCTTCCCCCAGTACGTTGGGATGAACGGGTTGCACAGCACCTCAGAGACGCGCTTCTCGATCGGAATTGCACGTGATGAAGCTGAATTGCGCGAAAACACCCTATGGGTGTTGAACTCGCTGAGCACGATACGTGGAAAGGTCACCTGCATCGTCGTCAACCTGATACCGTTCGGACCGACGCTGTCCTTCAAAATTTTGGCTGCAAAGGTCATAGGTTACCCAGTTCTTCGGTAGAAGATTTTTCTTGGTTCAACAGGTGAACCTTGTGAAAGGCCTCCTTGCGGTGTATCAGTTCACGCAACCGTCCGCAGTCCTTAGAGGTGAACCTCGAGCCACAGATCACCATCCTCGGGATCGAAGACGAAGCGAACGGTGTGCCCAAATCTGAGCAATCACACGTGAAGTAGTGCTCTTCCATTCGCGAAATGGTACAGCACAGTGACCCAGGTGTTCAAACCCGGCGCGTGAAACCGAAGAGCGCGTCCTCAAGAACCGAGTAGATGTTGCCTTCCAGTTCATCGCACATGTCCTGCATCGCCTCGATCGCCTCACGACGATCAGCGCCGTTCTCGCTCTTGTTGAGCAGGATGTACGCCTTCACCCTGTCGCGGATGATGTTGACGAAGTTGCTGGTGTCCTCACGCAGCTGAAATTCAGGAACACCGTGAAGGTAAGTGCTCTCCTCAGCAATAATTTGCCGAAGTTCTCTAAGAGAGATCCTCTTCATCATTCATATGTATCACATTCATCAGGTTCGTACTCTTCATACGGTTCCTTTTCGCCCTTCAACCATAACATCCGTGATTTTCTAAGTTCTTCTTTTTCTTCTGGAGTAACTTCCTCTGGTTTTCACCATTGTGGTATCGTGTCAGCTGCACTTGCTCCAGGTGCATGATCTTCCTTCAGAGTTCGTACCTCCCACGCAAGATACGCATCCGGTCTGGTAGATCAGCGTACCTCCTCCGCACTCGGGACACCTCTTCTCGATGGTCACTTTGGTCCCATCAGGAATGTAGCTCTTCAGCACCCGCGCGATAACGGTGTTGAACGATGACATATCGCTGTTCTTGTCCTTACGCAGCTGCTCGACAAGGAACTGCACAGGAGTGCCATGTCGCAGCGCGCAGCTGATTGTTCGCGTGAACGCTCCGTATGTTGGATTGTCGAACATGTTGACAACGTCCCTGATGAGGATTTCATCATCAACCGCAATCGGAATGCGTAGATTGTACGTGGAAACGCCGTCCTTCCGACCGTTCTTGATCAACGTTCCCAACTTGACCTTGCGAGGCACCTCCACGTGCTCGCTGAGGCCCGCGAAGACCTCGTACGGTTGGTTACCGAGCAAGCCCACCAAAACAAGGTACTGCTCACCCTTGACGTTGACGCGGTGAACTTCACATGGTAGTTCCTTGGGCCTCTTTGGCGCGATCGTTTGCACGATCGCGGTCTGAGAATCATCGGACGATTCGTCATTGGTGATAACTGCGGCACGACTTCCTACTCGGTAGATGGTGACGCCCTTGCAACCCGTCTCCCACGCGTGCCAGCACAGCTCGTCGACCGTCTCAGCACCAACATCCTTGGGCAGGTTCGTGGTGTTGCTGATGCTATGACAAACCCACCTCTGCGCAGCTGCTTGGATGTCAATCTTCTTGTTCCAATCGATCTCTTCAACGGTTGCGCCGTAGTAGGGTGACTTGGTGATGTCGGTCTCACCCGTAACCTCCATCCATTTCGTGACACCTGGATGGAAGACGTCGTAGTGCTGCCACGAATCTCCCATATCGTCGACCTCATCAATGCGCGCACAGCGATTGCTTGTCGTGATCTTACGCTTACGCCTTGCCTTCAAGAAAAGGACAGGTTCGCAGCCTGACGTTGATTGCAGGATGACAGAAACACTGCCTGCCGGTGAGGTCGTCGTGTTGGCAATGTTACGCCTACCGTAGACCTGGTAGTCACGCGAGAGCTCTGCATCCTCAGCCATGATCCTGTTGATGAATGGATGATCCCTTTCAAGCTCGTGCGAAAAGATCGGAAACGCACCACGATCTCGTGCCATATCGACTGACGCGCGGTACGATGCCAGAGCTTGCGTCTTGTAGATGCTTTCGGTCAATTCGATCGATTCATCGCTACCGTACTTGATGTTAAGGGAGGCCATGGTGTCTCCCAATGCCGTCAAACCCAACCCGGTTCGACGACCATCGAACGCAATCTTCCTGATCTTCACCCAGAGTTCACGTTCCGTTCGTTTCACAGATTCAGGCTCAGGATCCTTATCGATCTTTGCGATAATTGCATCGATTGCTTCGAGCTCAAGGTCGATCAGGTCGTCCATTAGCACCTGTCCGAAGTAGACAGCCTTTGAGTAACGCTCGTAATCGAACTTAGCGTTCTCAGTGTACGGATTGTTGACGAACCTCCACGGGTTCATCAAGATCAACCTGCACGAATCGTACGCCGACAGGCCGATCTCGCCGCATTGTTCACTAGCGATCATCAGCATGGCTGGGTTCTTGAACTGCTCCAGCTTCTCATCGCCCAACGCAATGCACAACGTGTGTTCTTTGTCGACCGTCCCGTTGTAGACGTCCTCGTGACCACACGGTTCAACGCTGACCACTTTGTGGTTATGGATTGCGGCCGCCTGCTTCAATGCGCTCCACGATGCGAACCCGTTCTTCGTGCCAGTTCGGTATGCCATCTTGAGCTCACGGCACTTCTCGACCCACTCATTGCACTTAGGATCTCGATGAAGCTCAAAGCGAAGCTTCGTGAATGCATCCAATTGCTGCACCCTGGTCGTCTTGGCCTTCTTGGTGTGCATGGCTTGCAAGCTGACAGCACGGGCGGCATTCTTGTCTAGCTTTTGGTTAACATAGAAGTTGGAACACGAGCGTGAACAGAGGGCCTGTTCTCTCCTTGACGCTGGCACCATGAATTCTTCGCCGCACCACTCACAGCTACGTGAAACGAAGACCTCGTTGTCGACAACGTCAACGACATACCCCTGGTTCTTCATGGCAACGATCGTTGCCTGCAACCGAGTGTCAAGCTCAACATCCTTGTGACCAAGGTCACGCGCAACATTACATGCTACCTCGTAGAACGAACGATCTCCCAACCTCCATGCATTCATGAAGCTGGGAAGCGAGCGCTGCTTTGCATATGCGATCCAATCTGTTCCAGACGCTCGACGACCGAGAAGCCTGGTCAGATCGACCAAGTGTTGCCACAACTTAGCGTTACTGACGTTGAATGCACGTGGGTTGTTCAGTCCACTGACGCTCGCGCTCATCTTCGCCGAGTATTCGGTAAATCTGGTTGTATCTGCCTTGATCTTGAAGATTGGGTTATTGGCACCCCGGATGAGTGAAGCATGGTACTCATCGTGTGCTGTCTTCGTCATCAATTGCAGGTTGTCACCAGCGTTGTTACATCCATTGAAGTCAACGTGGTGAATCACGTGTCCCTTGAGGACAGAAGTGCCATGATTGTGTTCCCACACCGCGTGGTGTTCTGTCCTCCAAGAACGAGAGTTGCAGTCACTGATCCACCAGCAATCCTGAGATTGGGTCGCTTGATAGTTGGGCAGCGCCTCAGCAAACCGACCGGCTACTTTGTGTGCAATCCACAGGGCATCACCTGCGACCAACTCATCAACTCGCTTACGAGTCCCATCACGCATAATCATGGTGTGATTGCCAGTCGCCTTAAACGTGTGACCTCCCTCGATCGTCACCTTGAACACGGGAATATTGTGACCCGTGAGCCTAGGATTCCTCATCTGGCGAACAACCATTTTCCCCGTGGCCTCATGAACGGCGTAAACAGGCAGATCACGGCCTTCCTCGGCTAGTTGTTTGATTGGCAGGTATCCTCGACCGTCAGCGAGAGCAATTTTAGTGTCACCTGTCAAACACGGATTTGTGCACACCGTACCGTAGCCCAACTTCTTGTAAGCGTCAGACGGGCCCATCGTCGTCATCGCATCCCAGAACAACATACCAGGTTCGCTGCAATCACGCATAGTAGCAACGATATTGTTCCATACCTCACGAGCGTCAACCCATCGCTCAACGGTCCCTTGCCCAGGTGCAGCATCGATCGGAAAGCGCTGCCTGTACTTTTCGTTGCTCTTGACAGCGTTCATGAACTCGTTGCTGATCCTGATCGAAATGTTGGCTCCGGTCACCTTCCTACGATCGCGCTTGATGTTCGCAAACGTCAGAACCTCAGGATGATGAACGCTGATCGTCAGCATCAGCGCGCCGCGGCGACCGTCCTGAGCAACCTCGCGGCAGGTGTTGCTGAAACGATCCATGAAAATAGCAACACCGTCTGTGGTTCGAGCCGCGTTGGCGGTCACCTGTCCCTTGGGACGAATCGTTGACACATCAAAACCCACACCACCGCGGCGCTTCATGATCTGCGCTTGCTACTCGTCGGTCCTCATGATGCCACCGTAGGAATCGTACGGTGAATCAATGACGAAGCAGTTGCTCAACGACTGGATCTGATGATCGTTACCGATCGCTGACATCGGACCACCTTGTGGTACGATCTCCCAGTTCGAGAAGTACTTGAGGATTTCCTCTTCCTTCAGCGAATTCGGGTACTTCGCTTCGATCCTCGCGAATTCACGTGCCAAGCGACGATGCATTTCCTCGGGATCCTTCTCAAGGAGGATTCCTGTACGATCCCTAAGGGCGTACTTATCAATGAAAACATCTGCCGCTAACTCGTCACCGTGAAAATACGCAAGCGAGGCAGCGCGTGCCTCATCGTGGGTGTACGACCTCATCAAATCCCCATCTCCTGTTCACCAGGCGGCAAATTCTGTGGTCGAGCCGACTTGAGGCTCGATGCTAACCGAATCAAACACGTCATAACTATTCATACAACCGATTCCGACGCGGGCTTGGTCGCTTCGGTATCAAACGTCGGATCATTCTTGATCTCGCGCCATCTTGTCTTCAAAGCCTTCTTGAATTCGGCTTCATTTTCCTTGCTCGGATCTTCCAAACCTTCAGCTTGTCCCGAAACAACGATCTTACTACGTGCGGTGTTGATGAGAATGGGATAAACCAAACCATCACGTCCCAAACGATTCTTTGCAAGGTACAGCCGTCCGCCTCCCTTCGCTTTTTCGTATGAACGTCTCGATAGACCAAACACCACATCGGCGACCATTGCTTTACCGTAGGCTTCGCTCATGTTGCCGAGATCAACAATTTCCGTCGATGAACCTTCCTTGTTGCTCTGGCTCGCCGTCCACAACGGTACACCAAGTTCATCAGCGTAACCACGTAGCTCTTCGTAAACGAACTTCAGTTCATGACGTAGAGCATCAGACTGCCGCGTTGATCTCATGTTGTCAGCGTAATCAACAATGATGAGACCAGGTTTGAATCCCTTGGCGCTCAAACGTTCGATGTGAGCGCGAAGCGTGAAAACCGTCGCCGCACCGACAGGAAAGTGCTTGATGATGAGCCTGCCCCATTTCCCATGTTGAACTTCGTAGTTCTCAAGCACCTTCTTCTTGTTGTCAACGACCTCATTCGAATCAATGTCGCATAAGTTACTGTCGTAACGAATACCGATAACTGTCTCTGACAGTTCCATCGTGTAGTGGAGCACGTCAACACCATTGCGCAGCGCGTTAGCACCGAAGCAGATCAACGTGTGACTCTTTCCGACACCTGGGTTAGCACAAACCACGCCCAGCTCGCCGGTACCCAATCCACCTTGGAAGATCTCCTTCCTATCGAATTCATCGAAACCAGTTGCAATGGGATTCCTCTGCAAGGGAGTGAACCGCGCCTCGTAATCCTTGAAGAGATCGTGACCCAACGCTGGTGTGGTACCAACGATGACAGCCTTCTTGATGCTATCGACGATTTCCTCGTACTTGTTCGCCTGCATCTTATCGACGGCTGCAGTCAACGCTTGCTTCAACGCTTGCTTGCGACAAAAATCGAGCGACTTGTCCTTGACGTACTGCAAATCGCCAGGATCTGGATTGGCACGCATGCGCGTCAGGTAGTCAACGATCTGCTCGCGTAAGATCGAATCTGTACCAACCTTTAGCTCATCACGGATGATAGTTACCAGCAGTTGCAACGTTGGAAAAACCTTGTACTTCTTTGCGTGCCCGAAGTAACGATCGGAAAGGAACGAAAGGTACTTGACATCAAGGTAGGAGGTATTGAACACCTCCGTCATCTGCTCCGCCCAAGCACGATCGACGAGCAACGCTTGAACAACCTTCTCTTGAAACGATTTTCCGTACTGTCCCAACGTTGGACTACCAACAAGCATCTCCGCTTCGTTCATAATTCTCCCGTTGTTTACGATTGGCTGATGCAGTGAAATGCGTAGAAGAAATCCTCGACATCGAAGTCGCCGATCCCCTCCTTGGCTAGCAGCTTCATCAGCCTCACGCAATCAGAATGAGGTTTGAAATCGTTGATTCGCTGCAGGTTTGCGTGTTGTTGATTGGCAGGGATCATGCCTCCATCAAGGAACACCAGCTTCCAGTTGCGCTTCACGTCATCCTGTTGATCAATGATCTTCTGAAAGAAACGTGATTCCTCACGGTGTGTCTGGCAGTAGTTGAAGACATCCTCGAGTAGGACATCATCCTCCACACCCAAGAACGGGAAGAGCTTCGACGCAGTGCGAAATCCCAATCCCTTGATTCCTGGCACGTTGTCACCAGGATCACCGCACAATGCTTTCGCCAGAGCGAAGTGCTTTGCACGGATCCGAAATTCCTCAAGAACGTTTTCAGAGGTGACGAACGTTTTCTTGTGCAAGCTGTAGATCTTCGTGCGTTCATCGAGCAACTGGTACAGATCCTTGTCTGATGAAACGATAATCTTATCCTTGTTCTGAAAGGGATTACAAACCAAGAAAGCAACTAGATCATCACCTTCGCAATCCGAAGCGTAGAGTTGACAAACTGGCGCGCACTTCAGCATCTCCACCAGCGTAATGACCTGGTGCTTACGGTTCTCCTCGGAATCAGGAATGTCATCGCCGTAGAAACGATTCAGCTTGCCTGGTGCACGGTTGAGCTTGTACTCGGGCAACAAGCTACGACGCCGCGATGAACCTCCACCTTCCCAACAAACGTGGACTCCAGACGGTTGCACCTCTTGGGTGATCCTCTTTAACGTCTTAAGGAAGCCGATGCAACCTCCCATCTGGTAACCATGCGTCGACATCGTGGGATATGCGTTGTAGCTACGAACGAAGAGGTTCATCGCGTCGACGATAAGGACTGGACGCGTTGACATGACACCACTCTAT